TGATTTATTTTTATTTTTCTTATGTACTCTTGGTCTCTTCTTAGGTTTAGGTCTTTCCTCAAATGACTTAAACTTACGAGCCATTATGGTTTAGTTGGCCATGTAACATTATTACATTTATCAACAGTGTCCTTACCCTCAGGCAGGTCTCTTAATTCCTGTCTGTATGTTCTCATGTCATCCGACATAGTAACATCAGATAAAGCATAAAAATCTGTTTCAGCTAATAGTTGATTTCTTCTAGATCTAAGATTAGCCTGTGCTCTTCCTACAGCACCATCTGCCCATACTTGTTCTTCAGCATCTCTAGCAGCCTCTTCCTCAGCTGTGAACTGTACTATGTTCCCATTTATATTATGATATCTTGGCATTGTTTCTCCTTAATTAATTCCGTAAAGTGTTATTGTTCCAGCATCTATATTGCCTTTTGTCATTTTAAATTGAACCGCATCTATCGCTGATGTTGTATTAGCATATCCTGCAGTAAAAAAATTAGAATTGTATATTCCATAAGTTGAACCACCATCTAAACAAGATGAAGTTTGTGCAATAAAGTGTTTCACAAAAGTTGTAGAACTAGGGTTAAATAAATGCAAACTACCACTGACACCACTATCATCATCATTTTCCATTTCGTATGCTATAGTTTGAAAACCAGTCCCTTGTGCTAAATCTTCAGCAGTATGATATTGTAAAAGCGAGTCATTCCCCCCCTCATTGTGAAATGCTCTAAATGTTGTTGTGGTTTTTGTAACATTATAATTAGAGCCTGTATCTGCACTCATGTTAAACTGAAAATCTCCATGAGTATAAGCATTATCTGTAGTTGCTGGGTGAATATTATTAAATATAAATACGTATTCTTTGTAAGTGTTATCTAAAACTACATCACTAGATCCGTCAACAAAAGATAAGGTAGCAGAAGTAGAAGCTGTTAATTTTTTAATAAACACCATACTACCTAATTGAGTAGTAGTGCCTACAGCTGTTGCTGATCTAACTGCCCTATTATTTAATTTAACTATACTCATTAACTATCTTTAATTCCATAGAGTTTTATAGTGCCTGAATCTATATCTCCTGAAGCCATTTTAAACTGCACAGCATCTATAGCTGAAGTAGTATTACCATATCCTGCTACGAAACAATCTGATATGTAATTACCATTATACATTCCATTTCCTCTTGAAATAAATTGTTTTACGAATGTCGTTGATGAGGGACTAAAAAGTAATAAAGAACCGTTTCCACTATTATCATTATCATTATCAATAACATCAGTTAAATTTTGAAAACCAGTTCCTTGTGCTAAATCATCACCAGTGCTTAATTGTATTGATTCTCCAGCACCACCCTCACTATGATCTACCTGAATAAAAGTAGTAGTTTTTGCAACATTATAATTACTTCCAGTATCTGTACTCATGTTAAAAGTAAGTTCTGTATTAGCGTTTGCTGGATGTATGTTTATAAAAACAAATTTGTAAACAGGATATGTTCCATCTAAAACTACGTCAGAGCTTCCATTTACAAAAGATAAGGTTGTACTAGAACTAGCGGTTAAAGTTTTAATAAGTGTCATAGCACCAGCAGGTACACCAGCTAATTCTGTAACATCACTTATACTATTATTGTTATATTTAACTAACGCCATATAATTTTATTGTCCCTGAATCTATGTTGCCTGATGACATTTTAAATTGAACAGCATCAACAGCACTGGCGGTATTTCCGTATCCAGCTACATAATGATTCATAGTATAATTTTCAGAGTAATAACTATTAAAATTTGATATAAAATGTTTTAAAAAAGTTGTTGATGATGGATTAAATAAATGCAATGTTCCACTTGTTGTTTCATCGTTGCCATTACCTATTTCTCTAGCCAACATTTGAAAATTTGTACTTGATGCTAAATCTCTGTTTGCACTATATGCAAGAACTGCATCACTACCACCTTCACTATGACGAGCATCAAAAAAAGTTGTAGTTTTTGTAACATTATAATTACTACCAGTATCTACACTCATATTAAATGTAAAATCTTCAGAATTAGCAGATGGGTGTATATCTATAAATTTAAATATATATTCTTTGTAAGTTGAATCTAATCCTGAGGTAAAACTTATTGTAGATGAACTTGATGCAGTTTGAGTAGATATTAAATTTAATGCACCCCCAGAGACACTATCAGGTATACTCGTGATTGCTGATAGGGAGTTGTTGTTGCAAACATTGATTGACATATCATGCCCCCATCAATGCTTTTATCTCATCATCATCTAATCCAAGATCTTTTAACTTTTGTTTACCTGATGCTCTTTTATCTATTACTGCTTGTTCAGCGTCTTTTAACTCTTGTATTTTTGCATTTACTTCTTCTTCACTTGGCATTGTAGCACCATCTTTAATGATCTTAATATATTGATATTGCATACGTTCAGAGTTAGGAATTTTATTACCATCGTCATCATGTGTTTTCCAACCATACCAGTTAACTCCATTAGTATCATTAAAAGTTTGCAATGCGTCTTGTAAATAATCTCTATCCATTTTATGTATCTCCTAAACGAACACTAAAAATTCCTGTTACAGTCTGATCTGTGTTTCCTTGTAAAGTTGTAGATGAACCACTTTTAAAACTACTGGTTTTCATATAAAATTTTACATTTGAAGTATTTGTTACATCAACAATAAACGTTCCAAAAAGACTTTCTCTTTCTCCAGGATTTTCCATTCTTGCATGAGTTACCTGGTCATAACTACTATTATCTGTAGTCACATACATTTCAATATAAGCAATTGCGTCAGATGAATCTTGTTGTACTTCAGCATTAAAAAATATTTGATAAACTCCTGTTGATGGAAAACTAAATACACCAGAACTTTCAGTTAAACCAGTTCCTATGCCACCGAAACTAGCGTCATCAATTCTTTCCCAACCTGAACTTACAACAGCATCTGTTGCTGCATTTTGATTACTAGACAGTCTAAACCCATCAGCATGTGTAATTCCACCACCTTTAATATAACTATAATCAACTCTTTTAAGAACACCTGCGTCTGATACAAGGAATTCGTCTGTGTCTGCAGGTTCAGCTCCTAGAGCTGTTTGTGCTGATATTACATCTGTATTTAACTTTGCTCCTGTAACTGCATTAGCAGCAATACTAGCTGTTGTTACACCATCATCGCTAGGTGTGCCTATATTTAATACATCACCTAATAAAATTATAAAATCTATTACATCACCTGTTGCTAAGTTACTAGCAAAAGTGATTGTTGAACCAGAGATAGTAAAAGAACTACCTGGTTTTTGTAGGATACCATTCAAACTAACCAGCATGTGATTAGCGTTCTCTGGCTCCACATTAGTAGAGTTAACTTGCATAGTGTATGCTGCCTGTCCGTTTACTACGGATATAGCATCACAAACTTGAAAGTTTCCAACTACTGGTTGTTTTCCTATATATGCCATTTATTCTCCTTAATTAATTTTATCTTGCGTTTGTTGGTACACCATTAGAATTTACAAATGGGGATTCTGCAAATGCCATATAGATGTATGTTTCTCCACTTCTATTATTAAAATTTAAAGTTGACCTACTTTTAAAACCATTAGATAGTATATCTAATCTATCTAGATTTGCCTCTGCATCACTATTATCAGCATCTAAATTATTTTTTGCAATATTGAATGTATCTCTTTTATTGTCATGAATTACCCAACTTGTAGATGATAAACTACTAGATTTTATCATGAGCCAAGCTGGTTTAAATCCTGTGTAAACAAATGTTCCATTAGCATTTCCATTTCCTGTGTAGATTCCAAATTTTGAGTAGCCCTTAATTTCAGTAAAACAATATGCTATAAAAGTTTTTGAACTCTCATTAACTTCTACACTTGAAGCTGACGAAAAAACTGTGCTTGTTGGTGCAGTATTATTAAAAGTTGCAGCATCAGTAAGTTCTGCACTTGATAAGTTTAAAGAGAGATATTTATTATTTCCTGATAAATTTTTATGATAAACTGCCCAGTCTCTATTATCAGTGCTAGTTCTATTTTTAATTATAAGCATTCCAGGTAGTGCACCTAATCCATGCCCAAAAGTTGCTGCACTTTGTGTTCCTGTATAAGATACAATACTAAATCCAGCCGTAGTATTTACAGATACAGAAGTTGTAACACTCCCATCTGAGTTTGATGATGCAGAACCACCAGCCAACCAATTCCAAGATACGTAATTGTTGGAATTTGTATTGTTTGTTCCAGCACTTCCCACTGAGAAACCATCTGAGTCAAAAGATGTAACTCTTGTTGATGAGGTTGTTTCTGCAGGTGTTCCATCAGATTCTAAACTTTTTGTAGCACCTCTAACAACATCTTGTAAAATATGATTATTTGATCCATCTCTATTTTTTATCCATAGCCAATCAGGTTGAAACCCTACACCCGTAATTGATTGTGTTGAACCGTTACCAGTATAAAGTTTGGTATTAAAATAAATTGTTGGGTCGTCTATAGTCGTATAAGCCATTATCCAAACTCCGCTAGGTTTTTTGTGTTAAGTGAATAATATCCTGATGGCACAGAATATTCAAAATTTCCATAGCCATTAGCATCACTATTACCTGATGAAATTGAAAAAGGTGGACTACCAAAGTTAGCTTGATAAGTACATACAGCTCCACCTAAATCAGTTAAAATAAAAAAATAAGTTTCTCCAGTATCTATTGATATTGCACCCGTACCTGTTGATCCTGATGTAGGATCCCCACTATTTTGAAATGTTCCATTTTTAGAAAAATATAATTTATGGTTATCAAGATCAAGAGCAACACCAATAATATCATTTGTTGTGTAAGCATCTCCATAAGAACTATTTGATCCATCATGATATTGATTTCCATTGTGTCCATAGTATCCCCACTCGGTAGAACTATATTGATTTCCAGAAGTAGCACCATTTCTAGCCATCTCTGCTGGATCACTAGAAACACCTATTAAATATGGAACACCTGAAGTTGAATTTGTTGGTTTAAATTCTGCATACCATTTACCCTGTGTTACTCCTATAGTTGATGAACTGCCAAAATAACCAGGGTCAGCATTTACAGTTACAACTTGAAGATTACCTTCTGAATGCACTGGTGAAGCAGAGGGATAAGTAACTAAAGGATTTAATGTTGCAAAATTATTAGTGCAAGTATCAGTAGATTGATCTGTTGTTGTAAAATCAGATGGTGTCCAATCATTATTATTTCCACTTACATCATTACCTAAAGCTGAACTATCTTCAAAATCTAAGTGAAATCCATTATTACCAAATGTTAATCCTGATACACTTTTTGGTTTCCATATATTAGGACTATCAGTATCAAATTCTCCAAATGATGTTGGGTCTAATGCTTGTCCATCTATAAAACAAACTTCTGCCATATAGCCACTAAAATTGCCAGTTGTTCCAGCAGAATTACCTAAAGAACCTATTTTTACTGCATGTCCATCTGTGTTAATCGGACTATCTTGATTTTGTGAAACATAACCTGATGAAGAAAAAGAAGTAACCTGTGTTCCATTTATATAAATTTTTTGTCTATTACTTGATGTGCTTTGTGTACTATCATAAGCACAACAAACGTGATACCATGCTGAAAAATCCCTAAATTGTCTTGTTGTGGTCAAAGAAGTAGCTGTGCTACCACTATCCCGTATGTACCAGCTTAATTGATCATTAGCTCCACCTGTTGAAAATCTTATATGTTCTCTGAGTGTGCCTCCAATATCAAAAGAAATTAAATAAGCATAATCTTGTGCTGATGTTGTTGGTTGATCTCTTTTAATCCAAGCAGAAAATGTATATTTATCTGCATTTGTAGGTGTACTTAAAGTCCTAGCTAATCTAGGATCATCATTAAAATTAAATCTTAATGAGTTAGCAACTTCATAAGCAAAACTAGGTGTGCTTGGTGCTGGATATAAAAAACCATTTATTGGCATTAATCCTCTAATACTGGAAATTCTGCTAGAGGTCTTGTAACTGAACCATCATCATGTTTTGTATATTCATATAAAGATTTTAATTCATCAACATTATTACAAGCATCTATTTGAGTTTCCATCTCATTTGATTTTGCTCTTACATCTGATCTAAAAGCCGTGATATTTTCAGGGACATTATAATCTGCTACCTCTGTTGCTTTTACTACATACCAATCAGTAGGTGCTAATAATCCTGATGCTTGATCTTTAATAATTCTTTTTTTTTCTGTTTTTAAACCATAGTTAATTATTTGTTTTCCATCATCATCTAACACAGGATCACCGTTTTCATCTACTGCATCTTCATCTTCTAATTTTTTTGGTGTAGCAGTTCCCCATGATCTTATTACTTGATTATCTGTAAAAGTATATTCTTCGTTTGTATTATTATAGTATGCGTCATCTTTAAAATTTGATGAATCAGTTATTATTTCATAGATACCTATAGCTTCTTTTTCATCCTTAGTCCATTTGTAAAAGATATCTTGCGAGTATTGAATATCATTTAATATAAACCCTTTAGGATTACTAAATATTTTTGTGATAAATCCTGATTCTACTAATGCGTGCATAATTCTCCTATGATAATGTTAATGCTTGATTTCTACCAACTTCAAT